ACGATCTGGGATGGCCATGAATAATTTCATGGTGTCCATGAATGCTTTTTCAAAAGGTTTGTGTATATTCGCTACTGATTTGAGAGCCGACAGGCACTCGGATTGGTATTGCATAAGGAGTGTTTCTTTAGTCATAATCAGAAGAGTTCAGAGACTTCTAATCTACTAAGTACCAACGAATTATGCAATACTTTTTTTACCTTTATTATCAGCAGGTTAGCTCTCTTTTTTTCAGCACATTTCTTCATGCTTAACCATTCGTTTTTGACAACATTTCAATGACCTCTTTAGTGTTTCCGAACCGACTTTTGCCGGTTTTATTGTTTAACTTTTAATTTTTCGGTAAAAATTTACCGAAGTATTGTATGTTCCATTGTGAAATAAACCCGTTCGGGAGAAAAATACTTGATTATTGGTTCCCAAACAGCAAAAGTTATGAAGACATCACGAAAACAAATTTTACAGAGTGGCGTGGAAAAATCAATGTCCTCACCGGAGGTTTTCCCTGCCAGCCTTTTTCTTGCGCCGGACAGCGAAAGGGAGCGGAAGATGACCGCTACCTCTGGCCGGAAATGCTACGAGCGATACGGGAGATTCAGCCCGATTGGGTTGTTGGTGAAAACGTTGCTGGAATCCTCTCAATGGTACAACCCGGCAGTGAAACTGCGTTGGGACGTGAAGAATCTCTGTTCGGAGAGGTTGACCGAAAAAGAATATTGCATCGGCAGGAATACGTTGTCGAAACAGTGTGTAACGACCTTGAACGTGAAGGATATTTCGTCCAACCGGTTGTTATTCCGGCTTGTGCCGTCGGAGCGCCGCACAGAAGAGACCGTGTCTTCTTTATTGCCCACCGTGCAGACGCAGGGGTTAAAGGTATGCAACGAAAATGGGAAGACAACATTCTATCCGGTAGGACTGCTTCCGACACCACGTGCCGTGGAAGTGGTGGAACACCCCATGAAAGCTGCTGCGAGAACGAAAGACAGAACGGGTACGAAACTCAACAACCTTTCGTCAGGGGCTGCGTTCGGGCTTCTTCCCACTCCGATGGCGAGCGATGCAACAACCGGAGCGATAATTGGAAAGAACGACCAATTTGTTACGACCAGAAACGGGACTCCGAGGAGAATCAATCAGAACGGACAGAACGGATGCGTAGGACTTGCGAGAATGGTTCGGTTGCTTCCTACTCCCAATGCCCGGGAAGTGGACAAGTACAGCAAGAAATACAATCCGAACAGTCAAATGGGCACAGCTTTGACAGCAATGGCGGTGAATGGGATGCTCCCTACTCCAGCAGCGAGGGACTATCAACCCTCCGTTTCCCCACAAGCATTGAAAAGAAAAAATGGGAAAATGAGGACGGATGCTCTGTGCAACCTGCCGGTAATGTTAGGAGAGCATCATTCGCAGAACGGTGGAAAAACTTCCCAACTCAATCCCCTGTTTGTAGCCGAGATGATGGGATTTCCACCAGATTGGACGGTATTGCCTTTTCAAAGTGGCGGCAGGAATCGATAAAGGCATATGGCAATGCGATTGTCCCACAAGTAATGTATGAGATATTCCAAGCTATTCAAGAAACTTATAATCAATAATAACCATGGACAATTCAATTTATAAAAAATGCACAGAGTGCGGGCAAACAAAGCATATTTCAGAGTTCAGCAAATCATATCCTAACAGGTGTAAAACTTGTGTAGCAGAACACACGAGACAAATGAGAGCTGCTGAAAAACTTAAAGCTAAAGTAAAGGCTACCGGCGAGGTCATAGATGTTGAACCGTCAGGTACTATGCAGGTTTTATGCGGTTCATTCATAACGAAAGACGGTCGAAGAATGCCCGGAACAGCACTTGAATTTGAAAAAGCCATAGACTGGGAACAACGCAGATACGAGATTGCGAAAGAGATAATGAAAGGATTTTCAGCCAATTCACATAATCAGTGTGTGGATGCAAGTAGCGAAACGTTAGCCCAGTGGAGCATTAGCGGTGCTGATGCTCTTATTGCAGAATTGAAGAAAGGAGGTAAAGGATGAAAGTAATAGTTTCATTCAGTGGTGGCAAAGATAGTCTTGCATCACTTCTTTGGGTGCGTAATAACCTAACAAAAGATTTTATTACAGTATTTTGTGATACAGGTTGGGAACACCCATTGACCTATAAATATATCGAAGAAGTACAGGAACAACTTGGCTTAAATCTCATTACCGTCAAGTCAAAGAAGTTTAACGGTATGGTAGATTTGACAAAAAAGAAATCACGCTGGCCATCCTCGCAACGGAGATTCTGCACATCTGAATTGAAAACCATTCCGATGATTGACTACATACTCGATGAAGTAAACGATGATGTTCTGATTATACAAGGAATACGTGCTGCCGAGAGTGCCAAGCGTGCCGAAATGTCCAAGCAATGTACGTACTTCAAGTATTATGTGCAGCCATACGGTAAGGATAAGAATGGTAAGGACAAGTACCACACCTATCGTCGTAAAGATGTATTGGCATTTCGAAAGAAATATGCTGATGACCTATTGCGTCCGGTATTCGATTGGTCGGCACAACAAGTGATTGACTATATACTTGAAAATGGAATACAGCCTAATCCTCTCTACCGAATGGGCTACAAACGTGTTGGTTGCTTTCCTTGCGTGATGGCTTCACAACAAGACATTTACAATATCAGCGTACAAGAGCCAGAAAGGATAAGCTACATTGCAGGTCTCGAACAACAGTTCAACAGCAGTTTTTTCGGTCCTGATAAAATTTCATCTAAGTATTATAAGGGTGAATATCCTCTAATCAGCGATGTTGTTCGTTATGTACAAAGTAAACGTGCAGGTGGTTCTCTGTTCGACGATGATGTGGCAACAAGTTGTATGAGCTACTATGGGCTTTGTGAATAAAAAAGGAATGGTATGGCAAATATAAAAGACAATAAAAAAGGATTCAAGGTAATCCAAATAAGTAGGAAAGAACTTGTAGAGGAATTAGGACAATATGGTGCAATAGGAATTTGTGACTACTGCAACGAAACTGCATCTACAGGCTATTACATAGCTGTGCTAAATCAATGGTTTTGCCCGAAATGCTATCAAGCATGGTATCATCGCGCTACTTATTATCCGGAAGATGCAAAGGTAGAAAACAGAAATTTTGAATTTTACAAAAATATTTTTGGATTATGACAAAAATTAAATTGAATTGGACATACGCCAAAGGTGAGTTAGATACTGATACATTGAAACTTATTTGCCTACCAGCACGAGGAAAACGCTTGTTTGGTGCAGATGAATTGGATGCAGAACTTTGTATAAAGGACGGGATGAATTACCAAATAGCCGAAATTCATTTAGGCGATGTGGAAAGTTCAAACATACTTTGTGAAGAAATCACAAGGCGTTGGAATGAGTTTGAAGATTGGCACGAATGCAAAGAGGACACGGAAGACGTGCCACCAATTGGAACATATTGCATTTTAAGGGTAGAATATCTATGCTGTAGTAACAAATGGAAAGTAGATTACTTGACAGCTTATTACAATAAATACGGGTGGACGGAAGATTATTTAGACCAAATAACCTGCAACTACAAGGACTACAAGATAACCCATTGGAAACCGATAAACAAACCGAAAGGAGTTGAAGAATGAAAAAAAACATCAAGGAGGCAATAAAGGAACATCTTTATGCAAATGAGTTTGCAGCAGACCCGAACAATCCGGGGTTTGTGGATAGATTTATTGAACACACTAAAGCTGCGGAATGGGGTGCAAACTGGCGCATCAATAGCGTGTGGCATGATGCAAAAGAATGTCCGGAAAGGAAAAGAAATTATCTTGCTCAATGCAAAAATGGTAGATTTAACGTAATCCCTGATTCGATGAATTGGGATAACTTTTACAAAAAAGCAGAAATTATCCGTTGGGCATACATCGAAGATTTACTACCTAATATGGAGGATTAAATCATGAAACCTATATTGAACACTGAAGACATTAGGAAATTAAAGACTGATGAACGCTTAATTGAATGTTCTTGCGGCAAAGTGAATTATTATAGATTCCTATGTTTCCACCCACGAAACACGAATTATGTAATTCTATTGAATCATTGCGAAGAGCCTGAAAGGTTTTTTATTCAAAACCTTATAGACCGGTTCTATACAAATTATACAAGTCGTGATATAATCACTTATCGTAGAGATTACGCCATTAAGAAACTCAAAGAGTTTGAACAAGCGTTGTCTGAATTAGGAGATAAAGATGAGTTATGAGATATGCACTTAGAAATCAAGATAAGATTGCTGCTGCATATAGTTCCGAATACTTGAAAGAGCATATAATCGAAAGCCTTGACAGTTATTTCAATGTTCCAAGAAGTCAAGAAGAGGTTGAGGATTTTATTTACAGTTCGTGTGTTTGTTATAGCACAAATCAAGGTAACTACCCAATCATGCAAATTAATGACATTGCAGACGATAATGCCATGTTGGAATTTGCATGGATAGGAACTCAATATGATGTGATTAAACTTGCCTTTTTAGGCAGAATGAAAGGATAAACCAATGAAAAATGTAACGAAACTCGCTAAAAAGTCCGCAGGGCTTAGCCAAAAATGTTCGATTTGTCCACTTATGCAAAGATGCACTTTAGAAATCCATAGAGCTTGTTTTGACAGCTTTGTAGAGGGTTTCAAGAAAGGGACCAGAGCTGCTGAAAAAGAAATAAACAAGAAATTAAAATCGGAACAAATATGAATAAAAAAGAAGTTATACGAACCGCCAAAGCCTTTAAGAAGATTCTGAAAAAAGGTATTCCTCAAACAGTATGGAAATCCAGCTATTGGGATATTCATGGAAAAAGATACACCGCCTATGAAATAGCTGCACGCTTTTTACGGATGAAAGGCTATAACGTGCGAATTGAGATAGGTGATAATACAGAGAATCCCTCTTATTGTTTCGGATACATACGGTTCTATAGGTATGTGGCAATCAGTTTTAACTAATAACAAAAATAAGAGCAATGGAATTTAAATCGCAAATATGTACTACCCATGAGCAGTCAAAAAGATTGCTCGCTTTGGGACTAAAGCCGGAAACGGCTGATATGGTATATCATCATACAAAGAGTAAGGTACCAGCTTTAGAGTGGGAGTTACAAACCAAGCCGCCTACATTGAGAGGTAAGTTTTGGACTCCTCAAAGAATAGCCAAACTTGCATTTCCTTTTCACAAGCATCCTGACGGATCGCCAATGGCCGGAGAAGAAGTATTTGATAGATTGTGGGGTGAGGATGTCCCTGCATGGAGTTTGTGTAGGCTGTTGGAGTTACTTCCGACCGAAATCAGAATAGGAACCAGTGAGAATGTTTTTGGCTTGCATCACGAAACAAGCGATGCTTGGTTACTCTCTTATCCCTATGTGAAATCCTTTGAAACCGCATCACCTGTCGAATCTTGTGTATTGGCTATTGATTGGCTGATTGCCAACGGACACTTTAATAAAGAATACTACAATGAAGAAAATAATGTTCAATGATAAATTTGGCTTAACTCAAGCTGTATTGGAAGGGCGGAAGACTATGACGAGAAGAATAATCAAATGTCCAAGAACTTTTAGGGGAGAATGGGTCGCAGGATTCAATATACACAGACGCCATTCTGACAAAAAGATTGTTGATTGGCCTTGTATGTACGATGCTGATGAAAGAGAGTTTGATATGGGCGAGATATTGCCGAAATATGAACTTGGAGAAGTTGTTGCCATTGCGCAAAGTTATATGGATGTTGACCGATTTCATAGAAAAGGGAAAAATGCAGCTTACTTAGAATACTTGGATTCTATATTGCCTGAACTGAAATTACATCCCGGTTGGACTAATAAAATGTTTGTGAAAGCCGACCTAATGCCCCGCCATATTGAATTTACAGATCGTAAGGTTGAACGCTTACAGGACATTAGCGATGAAGATTGCTTGAAAGAAGGGATATATGAAGATTCGGGTGATGATGAGTTTCCGCCATCTATATTTTATGAATTTGAGGGAAACAAAGACAATGGATTTGATACTCCACGTGAAGCCTTTGCCGCCCTCATAGATAAAGTCTCCGGTAAAGGCACTTGGGAAAGCAATCCCTATGTTTGGGCGTATGAATTTGAATTAATGAAATAATCATGAGCATTGCAGAAGATATTATAGACGGTTGGTGTTGCCAACTTTGTGGTGTGTACTTTGAAGAAGAACACGGTTACCCTGTTGTTTGCGAAAGCTGCTACAACGAACTATCAGAAGAAGAAAAGAAAGATTATCAATTAGCAACCCATAAAGAATTTTAATGTATTTATCATATGGATGCAAAAACATTCTTTACCAAGGTAGTTCTGATGCGCAAAGCACAGAAAGACTATTTCAAGTGTCGCACCCAACAAAACTTGCGGAAATGCAAGGCACTTGAAACGGAAATTGACGGAGAAATTGAACGTGTAAATAGTATTACCGGAGTTTCTTCCGTTTCCAAAGAACCCCGACAGACAAATTTATTCACTGATTAAATCATACAATATGAACTCAACTGTATTAAAAGAAATCATGGCATTCCTTTTCGGGCGCAAATATTATGCCAACATTGTAGCAACAAAAGGAACAACAAAGCAAGAAATCTGTTCTTACATTTTTGCAACAAAAGAAGCCGCCAACCGGCATCGACTGGAAATCGAAACAACTCTGTCATTCCGGTTTGTCGAAACAGTTTCTTTCCGTTCACGCCGGATATATTTCGATTCGTCTGTAAAAAGTTAAACCATAATAATCTGTGAATCATTCTATTTTCGTATTATGATTATCAAAAAACTAAAAACATGGTGGCAGTCACGTAACTACTATGTGATTGCCGATGGTAACGACAATTCAATCACGCTATCCAAACGCTTGTTTCTCCATATCAAAGGTAAGGCGAAAAAGGGCGATGCAGCCCAAGTGTTTGTTTTCAGAATTGCCGGACAAGATTCTTTCGGCTTCACCGTCAATCCAAATATCGGACAACCGACTCAACTATGCGATATTCAATATAATGACAAGTATAAGTGCATAGGCTTTGAAAGTCTGTGCCCGTCGGTCGGTCTTATGCTTTATGAGCATGGGTTACCCGGTGATAGTATAGTCAAACTGTCTGTGTCTATACATCATACAAGCAAAGGTCTCATCTATTATCAAATTGAAAAGCCCAATGGAAAGTATATTAGGAAATACAAGAAAGGCTGATATAGTATTCTATTCTTCGGGAAGAATAGACATTACATCTCATATAGCCAAGCAACTTCATCTCTCGCGAGGTGATGTCCTGGATATTATGAGTGAGAACGGAGAATTATATCTTTATGTCAGATACCGCTCACCAACCGGCGGTCGGCATGAAGCATGTGTGTTTCCATCCAATAGGCAAGGGAAACATTTCAGAGCCTCATCTAAAAGGCTGTGCTCCGCCATACTTGATGTGTCGGGTGTAACAGACAAGGCGAGATTATGCGTTGGAGAGCCTAAGGAAAGCCAATATCATGGCACATTGCTACCAATCATTACCAAACTCCTTTTGTAAGAAAGATATGATTAAAGAAATAAAATACAACGGGTATTCTGCCAACCCATCGGACTATGAGTGCGCCGATGGGGACTTGGCAACATCGATAGGTGTTATTCCCGAAAACGGTGCACTTAAACCCATATTGCCGCCATCCGAAGTATTACAATTCAAAGGTGGTGATTCGGTTATGTATATTCATAAATCGGCTAACTTCAAGCACTATATCATCTTTAACAACAATTCTATCAGTTGGTGGAATGGTTCTGACGCACATCAGCCTGTTTTTCTTCGTTCATTTAACGAGGTATATCAGGTAACAGCTATTGGCAATACGCTTCTCATCTTGTCAACTGACGGTATGCATTATTTTCTATGGAAAGGAAATAATGACGGATATTTATATCTTGGTACAAAAATACCTGAATGCCCACTTTCATTTGGGTTGCAGGGTGAAATGGTTCGGACAGATGAATTTTCAATATCATTTGATGCTATTAGTGAAGGCAGCATTTGGAATGAATTCTCTGATAACAATAAAACGCGAATTACAGACCAAGTACTTGCCCATATCAATAAATTTATTGCTGAAAGGTCTACAAATAAGGGCAAATTCATTTTTCCTTTCTTTGTAAGATACGCCTATCGGCTATACGATGGAACATTGACAATGCACTCGGCTCCGATTCTGATGATTGCTTCATCAGACCTTGCACCGCAAGTTTTTTGGACACACCTGACGGGAAAGGGAAAGTATACAGATGCGCAACTTCGAATATGTGGAATGATACACGACCTTGATTGTGCCGTTGTTCTTCAGTCTCGCCTTGATATGCTTAAAAATTGGAAAGATATAGTTCGATCTGTTGATGTGTTTGTTTCAAAACCTATTTATACTTATGACCAAAACGGAAAATGTACAAGATTTGCACAATCGGAAAACTATAATTCTTATTGTGTATGCAAACATATAAATCAAGCAGCTTCTACCTCCAAATTTCCAATTCGTTATCAACATCATACATTCAATAAACTATATGCCTTTACATTTGACCCCAACGGACTGACTTATCCAAGTGGACGTTTGATGATTCCTCGTAGAAGTATTGATGATGTAAAAGAGGATATTCGTTCAACATCGCAATTCTACCTGCTTGAAAGTCTCCGTATTGAACAACTTTCCACTACACGTACAAAACTGGTAATCGAAGAAGATTATCTACAGTCATTGGTAACACGAGAAGTTATGACAGATGATTATGACAGTCATGATAAATTGCTTCCACATTATTCGTTTGTTTATAATTCAAGACTTAACATCGCAAACATTCAAAAAGAATTATATAACTTGTATAACACAGGAGCGATGATTACATATACCAACGGATATGTTGCTAATTTTGATGGAATGTCCCCTACTTATTTTGATGGAACAATGCCTGTTTCTGTATACTTCTATATCAAGCAGGATGGTCGGGACATAGTGGTCAATGGAGAATCTTATCAAGCGTCAATATTGGATCCGCCATTGCTGTTTTTGTTCTACCCTAATATAAACGCATACAAAGCAGTTATTGTGACGCATTATGGATTACCACAATATTATGAAGTGCCACTTGAACAGCACAAATTCCTTAACGGAGCTTTTTATTTTGCCGGTTGGGAAAATCCTCCGACAGGACTTAGTGATTATCCTACAGCAAGTCCCCGTGAACAGCGAATAATTGATTTACCGAACAAAATATACACATCGGAAATCAATAATCCATTTCACTTTCCGGTTCTCGGTATCAATACAATAGGTACTGGCACTATTCTTGGTATATCTTCAGCTGTAAAAGCTTTATCAGAGGGACAGTTCGGTCAGTTTCCACTTTATGCTTTTACATCAGAAGGTGTATGGGCCTTAGAAGTATCAAATACGGGATCATACTCAGCACGGCAACCTGTAACACGGGAGGTTTGTATAAATACGAACAGTATCACACAAATTGATAATGCAGTGCTGTTTGCCACCAATAGAGGTATTATGCTGATAAGTGGTTCTACTGTGCAGTGCATATCAGAAAGTTTAAATGCGGAAGATTTGTTTTCTATTTCTGATTTGCCAAGATCGGATAAACTTCTATCAGTTTATAATGGAAAAGCAAGCGAAAATGAACGAACGGCTCTTGACGATATTGCTATGATTCCGTTTTTTGATTTTCTTGCCGCTTGCCGGATGATATATGATTATACCAATCAGCATATCATTGTGTATAACCCGGCTGTACGCTATGCTTATGTGTTTTCGTTGAAGTCAAAGCTTTGGGGAATGATGCTGTCAGACATAGTGAACAATGTCAATTCGTATCCGGAAGCATTAGCAATGGCTGACGGAAACAGACTTGTGGATTTTTCTACATCATCTGCTGAAAACATAACGGCATTAGTGGTTACCCGCCCTTTCAAAATGGATGAGCCAGATGTGTTCAAGACGATAGATACCATCATTCAACGTGGATATTTTAAGTCGGGACATGTAGTACAAGTACTGTACGGTTCGAATGATTTGTTTAATTGGCATACTGTATGGAGCAGTACAGACAAATATATGCGTGGTTTCAGAGGAACACCGTACAAAGCATTTAGAATTGCACTCATTTGTACACTTGACAAATCCGAAAGCCTGTTAGGATTTAGTGTCCAGTTCAATCCCCGTATGCTCAACAGACTACGATAAATGAAACATATAGGTCAGTTATTTTTAAGGTTATCAGATTGTTTATAAGGAGAAAGAGCCGGTATGCGTGATGCACCCCGGCTCTTGTCTATTCTTAAAACGGTTTTAGTTTTCGTCTTATCTTGCCTTTTCGTGAAACAAGGGAAGTCTGTATCTTGATTCGGATATTTCGGGCTTTATCTTCCCAGTTGGCTTGGCTGCCTGGATTTGTTATGCTCATCCAGTCGGCAAGGACCTTGCAGACCATATATTCGTGTATCAGATGTTTCAGCAACTTCACGGTAGACAATGAAAATTCCACAGGCAAAACAAGGGTTATGAGGTATTCTTCCGGCACGGTCATAACATTATCAAGGGGTTCCTGCTTATCGGAAATTTCTTCTTTCGTATAAGGAAACAACATTTCCACGCATTCAGAATGTACGAGGTTAAGTATTCTCGTAACTCTGTCCACATTACCGTCCTGACCGATGTCGAATACTTGATGTCTGGCGTGTTCATCTTCCGCTTGCATAATGTCGCCCTCTACAAAAGAATAATTCTCCGCATCGTAAAGCAGTTCTTCCCTTTTAAACACAAGTGTTACCGCTTTTGTTTTAGACTGGCTGTTTTGACAATATACCATAGGCTTGAACATCAATTAATCATAAGTCGGTCTTTCCGGACGGCTGCGTTTGTAGAGTGCACGCTTCACGTTTTCAAGACTCACCCCGGAGTGTTGTATATACGCATTGGCATCTTCCGGACTGGTTATGGCAAACCACTCTCCAAGTGCCATATCTACAAGATATGAATGTATGCCATTTCCCAGTGCGTCCGCCGAAGCGTTGTTATAGTTAGACGGAAGCAAAAACTCCAATGAAAGTTTACCGTTATTATCTATCTCTTCATCCATCAGGTTATCGCTTGTTGTATTATCCTCATTGAGATACTCTCCAAGCAGACTTTTTAAAGAGGAAAAGGCATTGGCCAACGAACGACGTATCTGATAGCTGTTTTCATCGTCATCACTTGCTTGCATATTGGATGCGACTTGATAGCTCTTGCCGGCCGCTTCTCGTGCCTGTCCCGTCAAATACGCTTTGTTCTGAATATCATAGACAAGTTCTTTGACCTGTTGTGTCACGGTTAATGTTTTCTTATTTTCTGCCATAATATTTTGAATTAATGATTATTCGTATGTCGGGCGCATGGGCTTTCTTTTGAAAAATGCCTTACGCATTATATCCTCCATATAGGTAGCAGCTTCCGTTGCATATCCGGCAGCTTCTTCCTTATTGGTAAACGTGTACCACTTTGCAGTGACATTCATCACGAAGAATGAAAACAAGCTACGCTGCATACTTTCTTTTAGAGCTTCATCGAATGAATTCGACAGCCCCAACGAAAGCCTGTATTCACTGTCAGCTTCCGTTTCGTCAAGAAGCATTTTCTTTAAACTGTTGCATATGGTATTCTTACTCTCGCACCAAAAACGTTCAAGCATGCTTTTATCCTCATCCGTCGTAAATATACGATCGTAGGCAAGCTCATCATCCATTTTCGCACCGGTGTACGATGTGGTCTTTGCTACCTCTTCATATACTTTTTCCTTATTGACCGTTAATATAATATCTATCATAATCAGAAATCAAACAAATTATACGATAAACCTACACTAAGACATGGAGAAAATTGCGGCGTTTCTCTCAGTGTTATTCCATATCCTACCTGTAGACTGATACTGAACTTTTTCTTCTTGGGTTTGGGATAATTACCTGTTACGGTCATTATATCACGCCCGGCAAAAAGTATCAGGCTGTCAAGTTGTGGATGAAAGCCACTTACATAAGCCCGATATGTGTCTGTTTCATACATCTTCTGCGTAATGGGGATTTCAACCTCAACACTGTCTTTGTCTTTATTTGGAGGTTTAGTCGTATCTGCTACGTCCGGAGTCTGTTTCGTACTATCCGGTTTTGCAGTAGGAAGAATCTGCGTGATGTATTTAATAACGGTACTATCCTTGGGTACAGGCTTGTAATAGGGTATGGTATCGAAAACAGTTATTCTTGTGGTATCATTTATAGGTAACTTTTTATTCGATATGCAAAAACGCACATTAAAAAACAGTGATGTGAAAAATAATACCACAAACAATATTGCTACAATATCTTTAAACCATTTTACCATACTTCTGAATATATCTGGTTATTGCCTCTACATGGGTTTTAACAATAGCTTGTTTGCCTTCTTCGGAACAAAGGTACAGGACATCATCCTTGTTATCCTGAAAAAAGTTTTCCGTAAGTACAGCCGGGCATTTTGTCTTACTCAAAATATAGAAGTTTTCTTCCCAGTCAGGATCGTCGTCAGAATTATCTTTGCGTATTCTTTGACTGATAAAGTTTTTTTCAGCTTCTTCATACAAGAAAGTTGCCAGTTTATCAGCCTTTGTCTTGCCTTTCGATGTATAAGCGCTCCATCCTCTTGCGTTCATCCATTCTGCACCGTTTCCGGCAGCATTGCAGTGGATAGAAACAAGAACTACATTGGCCGTTCCATATCGTCCGCAAACTTCGTTTACACGCCTTGCACGTTCTGATAGTGGAACATCTACTGTTTCCCGAACAATGCGTTCGGCATCATAACCTCTTGCGGAAAGTTCATGTGCTATTCTATCTGCAATTTCACGTGCATAAGCATATTCACGCAACGAACCGTCAGGACTACGTTTTCCGGGAGTGTTTTCACCATGCCCGTTATCAATCAATATCTTCATACTTATTTATTTGGTTAATATTCACTTGGTGGGACGCGGTCTGCACAACCATGTTTATTGCATTTCCGGAATTCCAGTGCTTGATTCTGAACGGCAAGCTCGCTGTTCTTTTCGCTTAGCTCGCGGATAGCGTCACGATACTTGGTTATCTCGGCGTAAAGGTGGTCAATTTTGGCGTCCAGTTCGACAACTCGCTTTTCCTTCTTCTCGTACAATTCTTTCCATTCAGCAGCATAAGCTGTGATGTTATCTGCTTCGGTTTTTTCAGCCTCGGCATCTGCCTTTTTCTTTTTGCTTCTAAGCAATAACAAGGGCAATATAACTAATGTGATGAGCGAACCGACAACTTGGATAATCGTGCTTAGTTGTTCCATATTAAAGTTCCTTCTATTAGTTGTCCTATCATTGCTCCGGCTACTGTAAGACCAAAGTCAATCCAATCCCATCTACCGCCATGCACCTTGTCTTTATATTCCAAAGCACCTGCTGTCAAAACTCCGGCATACATTGCGGTAAACCAACCAAATGCAAAAATGCCGATAATCAGTCCTCCTATGAGGTGTTTCCACCTGTTACTCATTCCGAGCCATTCAATCAACTTTTTCATCGTTATTACTTTTTAAATTAAATACCGTCCAATCCACTTCATCCTTTTCTTTCCACCCTTCCTGAACAGTCTTTATCACATAGGCGCACGCTGCTTGGGAGAACGCAATAAAATCATCTGCATTCTCGAAAGTATGATAGATGGGCGTACCATCTTCCTGTTCATTGATTTTTAGAATAAGCGGATAAGGAATCTTTTCACTACGTTCTATAGCGGAAAAGTTTAATTGGTTTTCGGGTGAAAGATATACTGCTTTCCCGTTCCAGACAAAGCCGTTTATAATCTTTTCCTCCGTAGCCGTGTTTATAGCGGACACAACAAGTTCCTTGACTTCGGAAAGTGTGGGTTTATGGTCGAATGTATGTAAGTTTCCAATTTTAGGGTGTCACCTTTTAGACGGGTGCCTGCTGGCACCCGTCTAAAAAAGAGTCCATAAATTTAACGATTATTATTTGCATATTGTCATGGGAA